TTCGGGAAAGCAATCGATAAGCCGCTGCTGCGCCGCAGCGTGGAGATTCGATGCCGGCTCGTCAAAAAGAAATAAAAGTGGACGAGTTGAAGATCGAGCCACTCGAAACTGGGTAAATAACATGAACGCAAAAAACCAACGAAACCCTAAAGAGCGATCGTTTACGTTGAAGCGGCGAGTTCCGTCTTTAATTTGAAATGACACCTCAACATCATGCTTGTTTGTATTGGTCGCGGTACCAGATTTGTCTCGAACCTCACCTTCTACGATGTTGTATGATATTACGACTTCTTTACCCCGGGCGTCCTCTCCGAAGATTTTATTCCACCGGCCGAATACAAGCCTCGTTACTGCAGCAGAAGCCCGGTCCATGACCTGTTGAATTTTCGCCTTATCGTTGTTCCCTAGCCAGGCCGACAGAAAGCTAGTCCACGGTAGTACAAGATCGTCAGCGCGTACTCGCCTGATGATATCTCGTTCGATTGTCTGCCCTTTGCCATCCGCATCAAGAATATCTTGAAAGACCCGCCTATAGAAGCGGTCCACAGTTCCGCCACGGTTTGTTAGGAAGAACTTTTGAGGAAAGTTAAAAACAAAAGTTGGGAAATACGCTATATCCGGCGTCAGTCTATAAAACGCGGCTCGTATCTTCACGGTCTCCTCAAGCGTAGGAACGCGCCACTTTTTCTGCGCACCCGTTTTGATCTGAGGCAGGGTGACTAGAGTAAAGTAATTGTTTACAAAATCCCCGCCAGAAAATCGCTGTACTCTCTCAAATATTATTGTCTTCGGGATACTTGACACGTCGATGCCGATGGCGTGCTCGTCCCTTAACCCATCCGCTATCGTTTTTATATCATCTTCCGTAGCGGTTAGATTAGCAGTTACTGTGACATCACCAGTGAACTCTGAAAGCAGGTGCCTAGGAACCCGCGCAGTGAAGGGAATGCCACTTTCATCGTCACCTCCAAGCAGTTCGCTTGTCGCGGCATCGGGGGAGAATGTGTGGATCGCCTCTAAGACAGTGGTTTTGCCGCTCTCATTAAGGCCAACAAATGCGAAGACGCTTGCGCCACCAATCGTCTGAAGGCTGACCGTTGTATCCTTGATTCCCTTGAAATTTTGGATTCGAAATGACTGGTACTGCACGTGTCGCCCCCGCTGTTCGCCTTGCCGTAACTGACAGGGGGATGCGCAGGCATGTCAAGCGATACAACGAGAAGCTCTATCTCTCGGCAAACTACGGAATAGAGATGCCATGAGCACTTGGCATTCTAGGGCCGCGATGCTCGTCAGCATTCTCCTAGACCAATAACGATATTTGATGAGCAGAGCGCACCAAACCGCACCCAGGCAAAGTCGCTTCCGATCGGAACCCGGCCGAGGACCTGGGCCAGTTTTCTGAGTTTTATGAATTGCACCTTTTGCGCCACGGAAAGTGCGCGGGCGAGGCGAGGTGGAAAGCGCGTTAGATGGGGTTGCAGCCGCGAGGGGTCGGCGGGGGCCGGGGCTCGGTCGGTCGAGGTCGCGAGGTCGCGCCCGCCTCGCGCGTCGAGCCCTATGGGTGGCTGGCGTCGGGTGCGCGGGCCTGGTCGTCGGCCTTAGGGGGCGGCGCGCACGCCGCCCCCGATCTCAGACCAGGTCGAAGTTCGAGATAATCAGTTCGGCCGCTTTGCTCGGAGCGCCCGCGCCGATCGAATAGGTCGTGTCGGCCTCGATCATGCGGAAGCCGGCGAAGGTCGTGCGCACGCCTGGCGTGTCGTTGATCGACATCACGAACCTGCCTTTGATCCCGCCGAGCTGAGCGGCGAGCTGGTCGAAGTCGGCGCGGCCGAACACGTCCTGGCCGTAGTCCGTCTCGCATCCCCAGTAGGGCGGATCGAGATAGAACAGCATGCCGGCGCGATCGTAGCGTCGGATGAATTCGCTATAGCTGAGCTGCTCGATCACCACGCCCGCCAGGCGTTCGTGAATGTCGGCAAGCATCGGCTCGAGCTTCGACACATTGAACCGGGATCCAGTGTCCGTCCGGACACCATAGTTCCGGCCGGCGACCTTGCCCCCGAACGCCAAACGCTGAAGGTAGAGGAAGCGACGCGCGCGCTCGAGGTCGGTCAGCGTTTCGGGCGGTGTTGCTTTCAGCCGTTCGAACTCGGCGCGACTGGCAACGCGGAAGCGCAGCATATCGAGCATGTAGGGGTAGTGCCGCTGAAGGACGCGGAAGAACGTCGCGACGTCGCCCGACACGTCGTTGATGACCTCCACCTTCGGTCGCGATCGACGTCGCAGGAAGATACCGCCCATGCCGACGAACGGCTCGGCATAGCCATCGTGGTTGACGCGCTCGATCATCGCGACCAGGCGCGCAGCCAGGTTGCGCTTGCCGCCAATGTAGCCAGCCGCAGGTGCGACGGGCCGAACGGAATTGAGGGTGTACATGTAGGATTTCCTCGCCTTGTAGAGACCCCGCCCCCGCAGATCGCGGGGGTGCGGGACGGCCGGTTGGCCGATGGTCGTGGCGAGATAGATCCTCGTCGGTTTGCCGGGTTGCCCCCCGGCATCCCCCGCCTGGCTAAGCCAGACGCGAAACTATGCGGCAGCGGCGGTCACGCGCTCCCGGTAAATGATGGCCTCTTCGCCCAGCACCTCATTGATCTCGAGGAACGCTGCCTGGATCGGTCTGATTTCCAACTCGTAGAACATGGCCGTCGCGTCGGTTGGGTTGCCGAACACTGAGCCTTGCGCCGGCACGATGCCGAGCAGCTGGGGCGGCACGCGGTGCGCGGCCATGACGTCGGCAGCGGTCGCGCTCTTGATCCCGAGGAACTCGTCCTTCGCCCCGGCATCGCCAACGGGGATGATCTTGATGCTTCCGTCCTTGCCGTTCGGCGCATGGACGAAGAGATTGCGAAAGTTACCCGGTCCCTTCGACGCTTTCAGCGCGGCTTTCAGGCTGTCCGTGTCGGCAACGTCGATTTCGCCGGTTGCATAGAGAATATATCCCATGTGCGTACCGTTCAGATAGTAACGACGACGGAATAGCGTTGCCGCTTCATTGAGCAGCGCCGCCTGTAGCGCACTCAAATACTCGGGCACGCCGTAGATCTCCTGATTTACGTCTGGCTGCATCACCTGGATCACGCTGCCGGTTCGATACTCGGTCGCATCGCGGACGTTCGGCACCCACCAGAACTGATCGGGCAACAGCCCCCGGCGCGTGAACTTCGCCATCGAATGGTCCAGGCGAAGCGGCGTGCCGAGCAGGCTTTCGCGGATCTCGGTATAGGCATTGCCGAAAATCAGGTAATCCTTGACCAGCTTGCCGAACGTCGCGCGGCTCATCAACGCGGTCGGCTCGAGCGACGACACCAGCAGGTTGCGCTTCAGGTTCATTGCCGAGCTGTGGTGCGGCGATGCTCGCTCGGCGCGCGCCAGGCCGTCCAATGCGATCGGGGGCTCGAACCACCGGTTGTTATGGTAGCACTCGCACATATCCATGATCTCGCGGCGATCGAGGACGGCTTCAGGATCTCCGAACGCGAAACTCTCGACACTCTGGCGATCGTTGGCAACGGCGATCGCGCCGGCAGACGCGGCGGTGGTTTCGGCATGCGACATACGACGCACGGCGCGACGGGCACTGGACTTGCTCATTCGAAGATCTCCATCGTGGTCTTCTGCTTTTCTTTCCCGTCGAGCGGTTCGTTATGAAGGATGTGCATTACCGCCCAGGCCAGGTCGGCATGACCGTCTTCGCCGCCTCGGCCGGCCTTGAACGTCACGTTGCGTCCCGACGTCGTGATCGTCTTCTTGATCGAGATGAAAGACGAGACGACGTCGAGCCAGCCCTGGTCGAAGGCGATGCGACCGCGACGGATCACGTTCTGCGCCTTCATGACCATCGCGGCCTTCAGCTCGAGCGAATATTCGATCTTCGTCACGCCGCGCACGCCGCTGTCGGTCTTGGCGAGCAACTGGTAGACGCCGGCACCGACGCCGGTCGCATCGATCCCCAGGAACGTGCAATTGTAGCGCGCCAGGACGGCCTTGATGAATTCGGCCTGCTGCTCGAAGTCGAGACCGCGCAGCGAGTGTTTCTCGAGCAGGCGGAATGGCCCGCCCTGAGCGACGGGCGGCGCAGCGATCATGAGCGCGGCATTGTCGCCGTTCTCGCTATTTTGCGGATCATACCCCGCCCAAACCGGCCGCTCGCCATAGGGGCGCGCAGCCTCCCCGTCATAGTCACTCCAATCGCTGAGCGTATCGACGCCACACCGGATTAGGTCGTTGAACTTGAACGCGGAGAGGCTGTCATCGACGAACTCGCAGCCAAACAGGTTGGCGAACTCGTCTTCGGCATATTCGTCCGTCAGCTCGTCGATCTTGACCAGGTTGAAGCCGCTATCGATGGCGTCGTGCACGGTGACGATCTGGCGCCAGACGTCGTCGGGACACAGGACGCCGTCCTTCAGCGCCTCATGCGTCGTGTCGAACTCGACGCGGTCTTCCTTCTTCTTCCGCCGGTTGCGCCGCTCGCCGGTCCAGTAAGGGTGCGCCGGGTGCGCAACAGTCGACGGCGTCGAGAAATAGGTTTTGCGCCAGTGGGCGTGCGTCGCCATCCCCGACGCGACCTTGTTCAACTCTTCGAAGCCGTGGACCCAGAAGAATTCGTCGAAGTAGAAATTACCGGATCGACCCTGCGCGGTGCGGAAATTCGTGCCGAGGAAATGCAGCTCGGCCGCAGCCTCGCCTTCCGGCCGTGCCTCGCTGGTAATCAGCATCGGATCGCCGGCCAGGTCGACGCCGACCAGCTTGGCAAAGCCGATGATGTAATTGCGGAACTGGTGGGCCTGCGCTTTCGACGCCGACAAGAATATCTGGTTGCGGCCGCTCTCGATCGCGTCGAGCAGCGCTTCGAACGCAAAGTAATAGGTCGCGCCAATCTGGCGCGATTTCAGGATCATCCGCGTGCGGCGGTTGAGGTTCGCCCACCACGTCTTTTGATACCCGGGCAATTGTCTTAACCGCTGGCGGGCTGTCGGCGCTGTTCATCGTCCTCGGCATCGGCGCGATTGCGCTCGCCGGTATCGTCGGGCCGATGTATCTGTTCGCCGCAGCCGCGACCTATACCGAGATGGCGCTTCTGCCGATCATTGGCATCGCCCTGGCGATCGTTGCCGGCATCGCACTGCTCGCCGCAGCCGCGTACCTGATCTACAACAATTGGGGCGCTATCACGGGGTGGTTCGCCGGCCTTTGGGCTGGCCTACAAGGCATCGTCGGCAACGCCCTGAACTGGTTTGCGAGCCTTCCGGCGCGGTTCGGCGAGTTCGGTCGCAACATGATCGCGGGCATGATTAACGGCATAACCGGCATGCTCGGCCAGCTTAGGGCGACGATCGTCGGCGCAGCGTCGTCAGCCGCGAATTGGTTCAAGTCGAAGCTCGGCATCCATTCGCCCTCGCGCGTGTTTGCTGGCTTCGGCGGGTTCATGATGCAGGGCCTGTCGAACGGCATCGACGGCGGAGCCGGCGAACCGGTGCGCCGCCTCGACAACCTGTCCAGGCGAATGACAGCGGCGATCGCGGTCGGGACGGCGGTGCCGGCGATGGCGACCGGTGTGCCGGCCGGTGCCGGATCCAGTGCGGCACGCGCCGGCATGCCTGCCGGGTCATCGGCGCCAGTGACGATCAACATTTACGGCGCGGTCGGCCAGGCCCCCGAGGATCTCGCGAAGGCTGTTCGGGCCGAATGGGACAGGCTGCAGCGCGAGCAGACCGCGAACGGACGAGCGACGTTCGCCGATAAACCGGATTGGGAGTGACGGGCATGCTGTTGGCTATCGGGCTTTTCCCGTTCTCGATCCCGACCATGGTCCACGATGACCTTCAGCGCAGGGCTTCGTGGACGCATGCGACATCGCAGCGCATTGGCGCGCGAGACGCGACGCAATTCGTGGGTGTCGGACCTGAGACGATCTCGATCCGGGGCACCGCCTACCGCGAACTGAGCAACGGCCGTGCTTCGCTGGACGAGCTGAGGACCATGGCGGACACCGGCAACGCCTGGTCCGTCGTCGACGGCGCAGGGCAGGTCTACGGCGCGTTCGTCATTCAAGGGATCGACGAGGGCCTGAAGGAACTCGACCGCGACGGCACCGCCCGCAAGATCGACTTCAGCATCGACCTGCTGCGCGTCGACGATGAGGCCAACGCATCATGATCGCGAATATCCCAGACTACCGTGTGACCCTCGACGGCACCGACCTGACCGGAACGATGCGGCAGCAAGTCGCATTGCTCGACGGGCGGATCCGCGCGCGCCTGGTGTCGCTTTCGATCTCCGAGAAACGCGGCGAAGCGGCCGACCAGCTCGACATCGTTCTCGACGATAGCGACGGCCGACTGGCCTTGCCGAAGACCGGCGCGGTCCTTCACGTCCAGCTTGGTTGGAAACAGGGCAGCGACGTAACCGCCGGCCTCGTCGACAAGGGCAGCTTCAAGGTCGACGAGGTCGCGCACGCCGGTCCGCCAGACCAGGTCACGATTCGCGCGCGATCGGTCGACTTCACAAGCGACCTGAAGACCAGGCGCGAAAAGGGCTGGCATGACACGACGCTCGGCGCGATCGTCGACGAGGTCGCGCAGCGGCATAGCCTGAAGCCGAGCTGCGCGCCCGCGCTGGCGTCGATCGCGATTAGAGCGAAGGCACAGAGCCGGGAAAGCGATATCGCCTTCTTGCGCCGCCTGGGACGGGAATTGGACGCGGTTGCGACGATCAAGAGCGGTCGGCTGATCCTGTCGCCGATCGGGAAGGCGACGACGCCGGCCGGCCGCGTGCTACCGAGCCTGACTATTCGCCGGCGTGAGGGCGACACGCACAACTTCAGCCGGCAGAAGCGTGACGACGTCCCCGGCGTCTCGGCCACCTGGCACGATCGAAAGGCGGGAAAGCGTAAGACGTTCACCGCCGGCAACGTCGAGGGCGCGAAGAAGCTGTCGCAGGTCTACGGGCGGGAAGAAGACGCAAGCGACGCGGCATCGGCCGCGCACAGCCGGTCGCAGCGCGAGCCGGTCTCGCTCGATCTTAATCTCGCCCTAGGTCGACCGGACATCTCGCCTGAGCAGAAGACCACCGTAGTCGGCTACAAAGCCGAGATTGACGAAGTCGCCTGGATCGTTGGCGAGGTATCGCACAGTCTCGGTGACAGGGGATATGCGACCAAGGTCAAGTTGGAAACCGCGAACTAAAACACTACTACGACGTCAAGCCACCGCTCAGCGGTGACATT